TTTTGTTCAACGTTAATACCGTAATTTTTTAAATTTGTTACTAAATCATTTAAATTGTTAATTTTTTTATTAGGATCGTTAAAATCCTTCATTAATTGCTCAAGATTAGGTTTTTGAGTATTATTAGGAGTAACTGGTTTACTGGGCTGTGTAGCTTGTTGCTGATTATTAGCTGTATTAGTCTGCTGGTTATTTGTTTGATTGTTATTAGCAGCGGGGTTAGCTGTATTTACAGCTGGAGTTGTTAATTCACTGATTAATTGATCGAATTTAGTCATAAATCTATTTATCTGGGTCTAAACTTTTTATTTTAATTTTAATCCCCCAGCCCCAAACCTTTAAATCCATTTATGAGGGATCCACTGAAAAATCAACGGATCCTTTAGTAAAAAATTTATTTTTTTGAATATTTTTTAGAACAGTATGTAAATCATACTTGTTAGCGAAGTGAATTGTTTTTTGAGTTGTTTTAGACTTAGAGATCGCTTTTAAAGCTGCATTTTCTAAGTCGGGGGAATACCAAGAACTAACTTCACACCAAGGCAAAGGTAATACGGATAGTATTTTGTTTAAATTCTTTTTAGAAAATGGAAAATTGTGAGGTAAAGAGTAAACCGCTAAGACCTTTTCAAATTTACTAGGACATTTTTTGTATTCTGAACAAAATTTTTCTAAACAATAGTGGTAAAAAAATTTTTGAACATCTTTAGACGAATGTCCTGACGTGGTAAATGGAATACTATATTTTTTGCATACTTGTATAGTATCTCTAATAGCAGACTCTAATAGAGGATAGTAATCAATTACGCACACTCTAGAAACGGGAAATTCTTTATGCATGGCTTATTTAAAAAATGATTCGACTTGTTCCAAAGACAAACCTTCACTTAAAGCCTCATTAGTCACTTCATGTAATTGAGACAACAGATTATGTATTTTAGTCTCAAAATTTAAAAATTTTTGATGGGTTTCTTTGTTATATTCCATTTTTGATTCACTTTCTAATACCATCATATTATGAATCAAATCCCACTTAGAACCAAGATATTTTTTAATCTTTAAAAAAGTTTTTGTAGTGGGAGAATAAGCATTTTTTTCAGTCTCGGTTAAAGGTTCTTTAATTTTATTTCCATTTTCATCAATGATCCCTAATTTATAAGCTTCGTAATCTGTAATTTTTTTATTAAGTTGTTCAATAATAAAATTATTTTTTAATGATTCTTTAAACATAGAATTATAGTTAATTCCATGTAAATGAAGATCATCAAAAGGATTTAATTTACAACCTTTTCCAAAACTAGTAGAACCACAATAAGAACATTTTTTAGGATCACTGGGATGAAAATGTACTCCATTCGGAGCATAACGACACCCTTTACCATAACTGGTAGAATTACAGTACATACATCTACTCACTGCTTGTTTTATGAGTGTTTTTTCACAAATTAAGTCCATTTATTGTATATTTAGGAAAGATTTCGGAGCCTTTCCAATTCTAAGGTTTAAAATGCCATTATATGATCCTTCAATTAATAAAACATCTCTAGCCATTTGTTCTTTAGCTTCGAAATAACTTAATTCCCATTTAGAATTACAAAATCTAAGGATTTTAAAGGTAAAATTTTCTTTTCCGTATTTTTTAATATCCTCTAAAAGGTCATTAGACGATCCTGTATAAATTTTCCAGTCAGATTCTTTGTGGTCAATACGATTACGTGTTTTGCCTTTTAAGGGTTTTCGTTTAATTTTACGTAAACATTGTTTTTTACCAATATAAAACTTTCCAGTAACTGTATTAGTAATTTCGTAAATAAATCCAAAAAATTCATTTGGGCAATAAAGTCCTTCAGATAATGTCCAATGACCTAAATCCATTATCTTTTCTTTCTTCTTTTATTTTTTTTATTAAAGGGTACTCTTTTTTGAATTTTTTTACCAAAAATGCTAAAAGGTATTCTTGTATCGCCTGCAGTATTGTCTCCGTAAGGTTTAGATGCGTTAGGCCCTAAAACAGAACCTTCACCACCAGCCATATTTCCTTCTTCTTTTAAAAAAAATTGTTTGAAAGATTTCATTTTGGGGTAATAATAAAAACTATTTATGGATGATCAAAAAGAATCTGCTGCTTCTTTGTTCGAAAAATATGAACAAGAAATTAAAAAATACGTAACTGTTGATGAATTTAATATGAAACAAATTCAAATGGATTTACCTGCAACTAGACACTATTGGGTAGGTCGTTTGATGTTTCATAAACAAGAAATCAATAAACTTAAAAAATTACGCAAACAAGCTCAAGTAAAAATTACAGAAAAGATGCAAGAAGAATCTCCCGTAGGACTGACACATAAAACGGTTTACGCTGCTTCCGATAATCACCCTATTATTGTTAAAATAGATGAACAAATTGCGGAGAATGAACTTCTTGTAGAATACTTGACTAAAATTGAAAGTAATTTTAGGTCTATTTCGTTTGATTTAAAAAACTTAATAGAAATAACTAAGCTCGAGACGACTTAACCATGACTGAAATTATTGTAGATTACGATTCAAGTAGAAAGAAAGGGGTTTTAATAACAGATTATCTTCCAGTCATCAGAGAACATTTTTCAGTAGAAGATAAAGATCAAAATTTTAAAAGAAGATTTTCTGTGGGGTATCGACCACCAACTCGAAAATATGTAATAACTCCGCAAGGACGTTTTGAACCTCGATTTATTTTTACTATCATAGATTTTTTAAAAGATCAAAAAATACCATTTAATATCACATTAAAAGACTCTTTCAAAGATATTATTAAAACCCCTCCTCTAGAAACAAAATTAGCAAAATTAAATTTACCTCTTAGAGATTATCAAGAAGAAACTGTATTAGCAGCTCTGGAAAGTAAATCGGGAATTATTTTACTTCCCACTTCTGCAGGTAAAACTTTAGTTATGGCTACTTTAATTTCTTCTGTATTAAATCAGCAAGATCTTAAAACTCTAATTCTAGTTCCTAATTTACAATTAGTAACCCAATCCCATTCTGATTTTATTGAGTACGGTATACCGAAAGAAGATGTAACTATGTGGACTGGAAAACATGAACCCAATCCAGATGCTAAAATTTTTATTTCAAATGTTCAAATTTTACAGTCAGAAAAACAAGATTTATCTTTATTAAAAACTATTGGTCTTTTAATAGTAGATGAGGTTCATGTATGCAAACGATCTAATTTGATTAATAAAATTATAGATCAAATTCCAGCCATTTATCGGTTTGGTTTAACAGGAACATTGCCCGATAATAATTTGGATCAGTGGAATGTTTTAGGTAAATTTGGGAAAATTATCTATAAAAAGAAATCTTATGATTTAAGAGAACAAAATTATATCACTCAAGTAGTTGTAGCTATTTTAAAATTACTTTATAACAACCTACCAGACTTTTCTCCCAAATCAGCTTCAAATCCTATTCAAGCTTATGAAGAAGAAATTCAATTTCTACAAACTAATAAATTTAGAAATTCAGTTATTACTAAAATTGTTAACAAAGTAGATAAAAACACTCTTATATTAGTAGATAGAATTATTCACGGAGAAGAATTACTTCGCGTATTACAAAATAACACAGATAAAACCGTATATTTTGTACATGGAAATGTGGATGTAGAAGAAAGAGAAGAAATTAGAAAATTAATGGAAGAACAAGATAATGTAGTGTGTATTGCCATCTCTAAAATATTTTCTACGGGTATTAATATTAAAAATCTTCACAACATTATTTTTGCTGCCATAGGAAAAGCCAAGATTAAAATTATTCAATCTATTGGAAGAACCTTACGCAAACATGCTTCTAAGAAAAGAGCGACTATTTTCGATATTTGGGACAATTTAAAATACGGTAACAGTCATATTATGGAAAGAATGTCTCTTTATGACGAAGAAAAAATACCTTACACCACCACAGAAATAAAAGAAAGTTGATTAAAACAAAAATAATCCTATTATAGAAAAATATTTTTATGGCAAGAAAAAAGAAAAGTGATTTTGATGAAAACGGAGAGTTTGATATTGCAGCTTTCCTTAATGAAAAACCCAAAAAAAGAATTCGTCGAACTAAAGAAGAATTAAAACCAAATTACGTTGACCCTAAAGAAATGGAAGATCTTATCAGATCTTACTATAAAGACGGTTACCTAGATCCTAACCTAGCTGATATGATTCAAAAAATTGCTACGAGATTGGGATATGCTCATAATTTTTTAAGATATTCTTACAAAGAAGAAATGATTGGTGATGCTATCATTAAAATGATAACCGCACTCACTAGAAAAAGATTTAAATGTGATTCCGGATATAATCCGTTTTCATACTTTACTAAAGTTGCATATAGAGCATTTCAAAATAGAATTAAAAAAGAGAAAAAGGAACATGAAACTCTTCAAAAATATCAAGATGAGGTTTATTCTATTTTGACTGAGTCTGGAAGTATACCCCACCAAAAAAATACCAGATATGAAAAATATAATGAAGATAGTAATTCTTCATTTGTGCAGTATAATAATTTTTAAATGATTGATACTTTTTTTGACGAGAAACAAATAGCGTTGTTCAGTGACATCCATATTGGAGTTCATAGAGATTCTCCTGTATGGCATCAAATTGCTTTGGAATGGACTGATTGGTTTGTTGAAGAAGTAAAATCTCGCAATATTAAAAATGTTCTTTTTTGTGGAGATTTTTTTCATAATCGTTCTTCTGTAGATTTAACAACATTACAAACAGGAGCAAAAATTATTGAAAAATTAAAAGACTTTAACATGATTATGTTAGCTGGTAATCATGATAGTTATTATAAAAATAATGCTTCTATCAATTCATTATCTCCTTTTAGAGGAAAGAAAAACATTTTCGTAGTCGATGAAACACCTTTAATATTGAATGGTAAAATTAAAGTATGTCTCTGTCCGTGGGGAACAGAAATACAAAGTATTCCTGAATGTGATTTATTAGCAGGTCATTTTGAAATCGTAAATTTCAAAATGAATCCTCATAAAGTTTGCGATCACGGTTTGGATTCTAACAATCTTTTAGATAAGGCAAAGTTAGTTATTTCTGGGCACTTTCATTTAAGAGAACATAGAAAATATCCTAACGGTAAAAGTATTCTTTACTTGGGTTCCCCTTATGAAATGGATTTTGGAGAAAGAGGTCAGATTAAAGGTATTTATTTTTTAAATACAGATACTTTAGAAGTAGAATTATTAGAAAACCAATTAACACCTAAACATATTAAAATTAAAGTGTCTGATCTTCTTAGTGGTGTTATCAAACCAGATTCTTTACCAAAACTTCTAAAAAATAATTTTATAGCAGTTGATGTGGATAAAAAAATGGATACTCAAACATTAGATTTGATTATTTCCAAATTTGCTCAACACCAACCTAAACATGTAAGAACAGATTTTAATATTTTTGAACAAATGCAATTATCTGCTACAGAAATAGAAGAATTTAGTTTTGATATTGATAAGGCTTTATTAGAATTTGTCGAATTAATTGATACTCAAGTTTCTAAAAAAGAAATTTTGGACAAATGTTTAGAATTATATAAAATATCTATTACACAAAATGAGTAAAATAGGAATAGCTGTTATAACCTGTGATAGACTGAATTATGTCGATAATCTTTTATCATCATTAAATCCTCAAAAATTTTTAAGATTTGTTGTTAATGATGGTGAGCAAGATTTATCCGATATAAAACATGCTATACATACAATAAAAACACCAAAACCAAGAAGCGGGGTTGGTGTAGCAAAAAATTTAGCCATTAAAGCATTAATGGCTATTGGTTATGATTATATTTTTATTTTAGAGGATGATATTGTTATTAAAGATGAAAATGTTTTTGAAAAATATATTGAAGCGTCTAGAATATCAGGTATTCAGCATTTTAACTTTGCTTTTCATGGTAATGATAATTACCTACCAGATGGCTCGCCTGCTGTTAAGCTCCAAGTAGAATATTCTAAAGATTGTGTAATTTGTCTGTATCCTAATGTTTATGGTGCACTTTCTTTTTACACAAAAAAATGTATTGAAGAATGCGGATACATGGATGAACATTATTATAATGCATTAGAACATGTAGATCACACTAATAAAATTATTCAAAAGAAAATGCATCCACCATTTAGATGGTTTGCTGATATTGCTGATAGTTCAAAATATATTTCTGAACAAGATAGTTCCCATTCAGGATCTACTATTCGTAAAGATCAATCATGGATTCAAAATTTTCATAATATGGCGGATTATTTTGCTAAACAAAATGGATTTGATGTTAGAAATCCTTATACCAAAATAGCAACAAAAGAAGAGGTTATTGAAAATTTAAAAGAAATTAAAACACTATGGAAAAAATAGGAGTAGGAATTGTAACCTATAATTCAGAAAATTATTACAAAGATCTTTATAATAGTATTGATCAAACTAAAATTGACCATTTAGTTACTGTGAATGGGGGAAATGAATATTCAAAAAAATATGGAAATCATTGGATTCAGCACAATGTAAACAAATATCCAGCTGTATGTAGAAATGATGCGATTACTGCACTGTTAAAAGAAAATTGTGATCATATTTTTATTATTGAAGATGATATGATTATTAACGATTCAGATATATTTAAAAAATATATCGAAGCTTCCAAAACATCCGGATTGAAATATTTTTCATTTGTTTCTACATCGTGGGAGTCTGGTGAACCTTGGAATAGAACACCTCGATTAGTAGTAGAATATAGTAAAGAAGTTAGTGTTTCTTTTTATAAAAATATGTGCAATGAATTTACCTATCATCATAAATCTTGTTATGATAAAGTAGGTTTTTATGATTCTCAATTCAGAGATCCATTTGATATTGATATGGCATATAGAGAATCACAACAGGATTATGCAGCTCCTTTTTGGTGGTTTGCTGACATTACCAATTCAGACTTTTATATTAAAAACAATCCAGTAGCTGTTAGTCGGCTTCAAAGTGAAAGACCTGACGGTAATAGAGAACAAAGAATTCAAGAACAATGGAAAATGTTTATTCAAAAACATGGATTGATGGTCAATCAAATTCCATCTGTTTCAAAAGAAGAAGTCATTAAAAAATTAAAACAAATAAAACCATGAAAATTTCAATAGGTATTAACGGTTATAAAGAACACAAAGACCTTGAAAAGAGAGAAAAATTTTGTATCGAAAGTTTATTAAAAAACAAAAAAGAAAATGTAAATCTTTATAATGTTTGTTTTACTGATGAAAATATAAAATATGATTCTTTTGAAACATTAAATCAATTGTGTTTATATTCTAATAGTATCATAAAAAACTATTTTTCACACGAAGGTCTTCACAAAGAATATGAACAAAGAAAGTCAGATATTGACAATAATAATAAAAAATTACCTTCAGTAAAAGAAATTTTTGATGTATTATCACATACTGATTGCGATTATTTTTTATTTTTAAACAATGATATTATTTTATCGAATAGATTTTTAAAGAATATTGACTCTTCAGTTGATTGTTATGCCGTATCTCGTATGCATATACATGACATTGAATCTTTAAATGAGGAGCCTAAATTAGAATCTTATTCTGTACATGGATTTGATGCATTTTTAATAAAAAAAGAAACGTGGTTAAAAATTAGAAATAATTTTCCTGATTTAATTCTCGGTAGATTTTATTGGGATACCTATTTCGTCACAAAATTTAAATTATTATGTAATACTAAATTTGTTAATGATTTACCTCCTGTATGTTTCCACATAGAACATAATAGTAAATCCTCTGAAAATACTATTGAAAATTATTACAACGAAGATGTATTTAAAAGAGATTTGATTATAGGTCATTTGTGGTTCAGTTATGTACAAAACGTACCATTAAAAAGACCTACAATTAATAATTGCAAGTGGTATCAACCTTTTCCGAATGAAAAAGAAATTGAGGAAAAACACTTCAATCAATTAAATCAAAAAACACTCTTTGATCCTAATTTTGAAAAATTACCAATTACTAATAAAAATGATTTTGATTTGTTCATTCCAGTGGCACCAAAAGATGAAATTAAATTGTCTTTTGTCATAGAATACGCAAATAAACATTTAAAACATAATAAAATATTTGTTTGCTCACCACACAATATAACAAATAAAATTACAGATTCAAAAATTTCTTACATTAATGACAATGATGTTTTAAATATTCCAGACAAAAGTTTTATTTCATTTAGACCTAATTGGACATATCAACAATTTTTGAAATTATTTTTTAATTTCAGTGAATCACAATATTACTTTGCTCTTGATGCTGATACAATTATTATAAAGGATTTACCTTTATTTGAAAATGAACATCCCATTTGGTATTATGGATGGCAACAAAATCATTTTCCTTACTTTCTTTTTAATAAAAAGTTTTTTAATCTAGATAAAAGTCTTAAACATACAGGCATCGGTGATTTAGGTCTTTTCAATAAAAATATTACACAAACGTTTTTAAATTACACAGGATGTAAATCTCCTAAAGAATTGTTGCTTAAAACTGGACCACAAATGAATGTAGTGTTTCATTTTTCTGAATATGAAACATACGCAAATTTTACCAATACCCATTATACAGGACTTTACAAATTCAAACATCTAGAACAAGAAAATATGGGAAGAGACCTAAATCAAGGCGAAAGTTGGTCAAAAGAAGATATTAAACAAGTAATTGAAAATTATAAAAGTTCTTCTAAATCTATATTATCTCTTCACTCATGGAAAATATGAAATCAATTTATGTACATTTGAGACCAGATCAATTTACATTTTCAAGTGAATTTGTACATTCAAATTATGTATACACCGACTTACCTTCTTATGCTAATGTAAGTATTAAACAGACAAAAAAATTTTTAAGTGGTGATCCTATATTATTAGATAATTCTTTTATCAATAATGAAATAAGTGATGAAATAGAAACATTTTTTAAACTATGTAAAGAAAAATTTCCTTCCTTTTATAAGGACCCATTTTGGTTTTTAACACTAGCTAGATTATATGTGGTTTTTCTTTTTTGTAAGAAAGAAAATGTAAATGAATTTATTCATTTAGAATATGACAATTTAATCTATTCAGACTTTACACAATTAAAAGATTTAAAACAGTCAATATATTTTACACAAGTCGGTCCTTATTGTAGTTCTGCTGGTTTTGTTTATTGTAACTCTTTAGAATCTTTTGAAAAATTTATTATTAAACTCCAACAATTAATAAACAAAGGAGAAAATATTGTACGCAAATTTACACAATATGATCAATTAAGTGAAATGATTATGTTAGATTTAATTTTTACTCATACGAAAGTTATGAATTATCTCCCGATTTTACCTTTCGGAGATTGCAGTAAAAATTTTAATGAACTTCAAATTTTATTCGATAGCGCATCTTATGGTCAATATTTAGGAGGTACAAATAACGGAAACGGTAAAGGGTGGTATGGTTTGCATCATTATGTGGGCAGAGAAATTGCTAATAAGTCCATCGATGTTATATTTGAAAATAATAAACCTTTTGTTTTATTTGACAGTAAAAAAATACCTATTGCTAATTTACATATTCATTCTAAAAAATTAGAAAATTTTATTTGTGAATAGAGAAAATATAATAACAGGAAATGCTTTTAAAAGTATTGCTGATGATTTTTTAGATGAAGAAAAAACTTTTTTGGATTTATCTAAAAAACCTAAAATTATTTTTCTTAAAACTGATTGGATAGAATTATTTAAAAATAAAATTCTTCCTAAAATAAATTATCAATTTAGTTTAATAACACATAATGCGGATCGTTCATGTCCTTCTGGTAATTTTGATTTATTAGAGGACAACAAACTTATAAAATGGTTTGGAATGAATTGTGATATTACACATCCTAAACTTCAACCGATTCCTATTGGTATAGCGAATGAAAAGTGGTCACACGGGAATAAAGATATTTTACTTAAAATCATTAATGAAAATAATGAAAAGAAAAATTTTGTATATTCCAACTTTGATGTTTCTACAAATTATAATAAAAGAAACAATACTTTAAATTGGATAAAAACACAGACTTATATAGACCAAGAAAGATCAAAATTATCTTTTGAAAATTATTTAAAAAAATTAAGCACATACAAATATGTTATATCTCCTGCAGGTAATAGTATAGATTGTCACCGAATTTGGGAATCAATTTATTTAAATGTCATTCCTATAATAGAAAAACATGTAGCATTAGAGTTTTTTTATGATTTAACTATTTTGGTGGTAGATTCTTTCGAACAAATAACCGAAAAAATGTTAAATGATGAATTTATAAAAATAAAATCCAAAAACAAACAATTATCAGATTTTATTTTTTATAAAAAAATGATACGTTATGAAAAAAATTAAAATTTGCGTATGTCATTATCCGCCTCTTGAGGATAGAAAAAAATATTTAGATTCAGTTCTCCCTACATTACAAATACCGTTTGAGTTTTATAGCAAATTTAATAGAGAAAATATTAACGACTACGCAAATTTATTTTCACAGGATCCTGTTATTCTTTCTCAAAGAGGATGGTCTGGTAATCCCCCGAATATGTCACCGTCTATAAAAGCGACTACATTAGAACACGCTAAAATCTATGAAGATATCTTAGAACAAAATTATGATTATTTTGCAATTTTAGAAGACGATGCTGTCTTAACAGATGATTTTAAAAATAAATTTTTTAATATAATTGATAACTTACCAAATGATTGGGATGTATTACATTTTAGCAATGGTTGTGGTGGTCGACCACATTTAAAGTGCAATGATGGTACTAATTTGGTTAAAATGGAATGTAAAAGAAGTTGGACAGCAAGTGGATATTTAATAACTAAAAAAACAGCAAAAAAATTCTTAGACTGCATTTACCCTATTGTATTACCCATTGATTTTGAATTAAATTTTATCCAAAAACATTTAAATATGAATGTTTTTTGGGCTGTTGATCCTCTTGTATTTGAAGGTTCAAATCCAGTAGCAGGTAAACATCATAAATACGGATCAAGTCAAATAAGATAATGGAAACTATTTTAGTAAAACAACATATAGGTTTAGGTGATTATTTGATTTGTAATGGTTTAATAAGAATTTTAGCAGAAAAATATAATATCATCTTACCTGTACCTACAAATTATTTGACTAGTGTTGAATTCATGTATCGTGATATATCTAATATTTCATGTGTGCGTCTTGAACACGTCAACTATAATGACTATAAAAATATTAAGGTAATTGGTTTTGATTGGTCTGAACATCCAACAAAATACCCAGAAGAAAATTTTGAACAAATGTTTTATCGACATGCCGACATTCCATTTGAATGTAAGAAAACACATTTTAAAGTTTTAAGAGATGTCGAAAGAGAAAAAAATTTATTTAATTCATTAAATTTAATTCCTAAATCTTATTCATTTTTACACGAATATAATGCTGGAGATTCAAATTCAAGTGTAAAAATAAATAGAAATTTAATAACAAATCAAAATATAATATCCGTAGGTGTAAATGTTTTTTCGCAAAATATTTTTGATTACATAACACTTATAAATGAAGCAGCTGAGGTTCATGTTATAGAGTCAAGTATATTTTGTTTAATTGATTTGTGTCAAGAAATTATAAATTCTAATCTTTTTTGCCATCAATACGCGAAAAGAGACAAAAACCTTTTAGGTAAAGGAAATTGGATGATACCAAAAAATTGCAAAAATTGGAAAGTTTTTTAAATATGAATTATGTTAGCTAATTATTTTAAAGACGATTTAGGAATTATACATCAAAAAGATATCAATAATGATGTAAAATATGATAAGCAATACATCGATGAAAGATATCACCAATATCCTGAAAAATGTGTGAATATGTCACATTTAAGATTGGGATTTATTATAGGAGGTATTCAAAGAACCCCTACATCTATTTTAGATGTAGGTTATGGTTCGGGTGATTTTTTAAAGGTATGCAAAAACATTATACCTAAATGTTACGGTAATGATGTAACTGGTTTACCCGTTCCTTCCGGAGTCGAATTTGTAGAAAATATATATGAAAATTTTTATGATGTAGTATGTTTTTTTGATGTTTTAGAACATTTTACTGATATTAATGTAATAAAAAATATAAAATGTAATTTTATTAGTATTAGTGTTCCTTGGTGTCATTATTTTAATGATGAATGGTTTGAAAAATGGAAACATCGTAGACCAGATGAACATTTACATCATTTTGATTTATCTTCTTTAACAAATTTTTTTAACGAATGTGGATTTGAATTAATATGTCATTCTAATATTGAAGACGCTATTCGTAAAGACGTTGATAAAAATATACTTTCTTGTATTTTTAAAAACAAGAAATGAAATTTAGTAGTAAAAATTTTGTAAACGGTTCTTTTTATCTTTACGAAAAATTTAAAGATGATACCCCATTTGCTACTGGCAAAATTGGTAATTGTGAATTAATGTGCATTTACAATTATTTTTATTTTGAACATAAAAAAGAACCAATTCAGTGGTTTCCGAATGTAGTAGAAGAAACCTATAATAATACTGGTGTTTTTCCACAAACAGAACAAGCCCGAATTGAATTTGTTAATCAATTAACAAGTGACCTAAAAGATATAGATTCTTTAGCTTGGTGGTCTATGTTTAATTTAGATTTTGAAGCACGATATATTAAAAAATATTCTCCTAATTGTGAATTATTGGATTTACAAAGTTTAGAACCTTTCTATTCTGGTTCACCGTGGACAGAACATTTAAAAGATAAAAAAGTTCTTGTTGTTTCTCCCTTTACAGAATCTATTCAAAAACAATATTGTATTAAAGATAAAATTTGGAAAGATCCTCGTATATTGCCCAGCTTTGAATTGTTAACTATAAAACATCAACATTCACCTGGAATACACAAACCAAGTCGTTACGCTTCTTGGAAAGAAATGGTTGAAGATATTAAAAGTCAAATGTCTTCAATAAATTATGATATATTGTTAGTTGGTGCTGGTGCCTCAGCATTGCCTTTAGTTGCTCATGCTAAACGTTCAGGTAAAAGGGGCATTCATTTAGGAGGACCATTACAACTCTTATTTGGTATTAAAGGAGGAAGATGGGACAATGGTCCAGTCGGTAAACATTTTTATAACGATTACTGGATTAGGCCTTCTATAGAAGAAACCCCTGAAAAGTTTAAAAACATCGAAGGTGGATGTTATTGGTGATTTAATTTTTAATCATAATAAAATCATAACGTGCATTTAGTAAATTTTAAAACTCTAGAAGTTAAAAATTTTCTTTCTATAGGAAATACTCCAGTAAATCTCAGTATTGAAAATGGTGTTAATATCATTACAGGAGTTAATTTGGATAAAGAAGATTCTAAAAATGGTGTTGGCAAATCTACCATTATTGAAGCTCTTCATTTTGCTTTATTCGGTTCAACTATTAGAGAATTGAATAAAGACCTCATAATCAATTCTAAAACCAAAAAAGATTGCGAAGTAAAATTAACATTTGAAATTTGTAATAACGGAAACAAAGATCAATATCAAATTGTTAGAACTTTACAGCCTACTAAATGTTTTATAAGCAAAAATGATGATGATGTAACTAGATCGACCTTGCCAAAAACTAATGAATTTATTTGTAAATTAATTCATTCTAACAGTAAAATATTCCAAAATTCTGTCATAATGACAATCAACAATACTGTTCCTTTTATGGCACAGACTAAAGTTGATAAGAGAAAATTTATTGAAAGTATTTTAAATTTAGAAGTTTTTTCAGAAATGCTTTTAAAAGCAAGAGCGGAACATAACGAAACAAAAAGAGAGTATGAAATTTGTTTCGCGAAACACTCAGAAATAGAAAAGAATTATAATATTAACAAACAACAATTAGATCTTTTTGAAGATAATAAAAATAACAAACTTTCAAATATTAGAAAAAAAATAGAAGACACTCTTTCTAAAATAGAAGAGTTTAAAAAATCATTTCATCAAATTCCTGAAAATGTAGATCAATTATTTGATTCAAAAATTACTTTACTACAAAAAGAATTAAAAGAAATTAAAAATAAACATCAAAATATTTTTGAAAAAATAACAGAATTTAAAACCTCCATTAAGCATCAAAAATCTTTACTTCAAGAAATTGGAAGTGTCGATGCTGTATGTTCAACATGTAACAGACCCTATTCTGAAGATGATATTAAACATAAAGAAGAAAACATTTTAAAAATTAATAATAAAATCAATGAGTTAACCGAAAAAAAAAGCAAAATTTCTTTGTCATTAGAGGAAATAGAAAATACTCAAGAACAAAAAGAAAAAGAAATACAAGAAGTTAATTTAAAAAGACAAAAAATTCAACAATTCATTAAAGAAAATTCTAATATACAAACAAAAATTACCTTTTTAATTGAAAATATTAAAGAATTTAAAAAAGATGAAAGTGACATTAAAGAAGAATCTAATGAGGTTTTAGAAAACATAGTTAAAACTCTTTCAGAAGATGTTAAAATACACAAAGATCAATTACAGACATTAGATAACACTTTGTCAGTTTTGGAATGTGTCAAATTTGTTGTTTCTGAAGAAGGTGTGAAGTCGTATATCGTCAGAAAAATATTAAAAGTTTTAAATTCCCGTTTAGCTTATTATTTGGAACAATTACAAGCTAACTGTTTATGTTCATTTAATGAATATTTTGATGAAAATATTACAGATGAAAAAGGTGAAGCGCGTTCTTATTTCAATTTTTCTGGAGGAGAAAGAAAGAGAATTGATTTAGCATGTTTGTTTGCCTTCCTAGACATTCGTAGAATGCAAGGTGATATTCATTTTTCAACCATCTTCTATGATGAACTTTTGGATTCTTCATTAGATGATAAAGGAGTCGAATTGGTATTAAAAATTTTAAGAGATCGTATGGAAAAATATAATGAAAATTGTTACATCATAACTCACAGAGGTACTACCGTTTTGGATAAAGCAGATAAAATTATTATGCTTGAAAAGAAAAATGGGTTTACATACATAATTTAAATAAAATGCATAATTACATCTCAAAACAATCTGGTTTACCATTTATTCTAGGAAGTCCTATTGGTTTGCCCCCTAACATACCGGTTTCGACTCAAATTGCTAAAGTTAGACAAAATGGTAATTTACCTGAACCAGAAATGCCTGGTCAGAATTTACCCAGAGCAGTAAATTATTTAGCAGATTACGGCGGTTGTGCATTTTATAGATGCATGGCTCCAAATTCCGCATTAAATCTTTATCAAAAAGCAGTTATCCTTGAATTGACTACTATGGTATTGGATCCTAGATTCTATCAAAATATCAAAGCAGTCAAAATTCAAAGACAAGCTACACCACATCAAAGAGAATTTGTTAAATTACTAAAAACACTTTCACAACAAAATGGGTTTAAACTCATTTATGAAATTGATGATTTAGTATTCCATGAAGATATTCCGGAATATAACAGAAATAAAAGTGCTTTCGTTTCTGAAGAAATAAGAACATCTATAATGGATATTATGAATATGTGTGACGAAATTACAGTCACGTGTGATTTCATGAGAGATTATTTTATTGAAAAAACAGGTAATAAAGCAGTAACCGTCATTCCAAATTATTTACAAAAAGGATGGTTTGAGCGATACTACAATTTATCTAATCTTCTTAAATCGTATGAGAAGAATAAAAAGAAACCAAAAATTTCTATTTTTGCTTCAGGTACACATGTTGACGTTACCAATAAAACCAATCAACAAGATGATTTTTCAAATATAGTACAAGCAGTCATTAAAACGAGAACCATGTTTAAATGGCAATTTTATGGATGTTTCCCATTGCCTTTAAAACCATTTATTGATCGAGGTGAAATTGCTTTTTATCCTTGGGTGCCACTTCCAGAATTTCCAGCCACAATAGCTCAATCTGATACTCAACTCACTTTTGCGGCACTTGAGGATAATAATTTTAACAGAGCAAAGTCTAACATTAAATTAATTGAATCTGGTGCAATGGGTATACCCTGTGTGTGTCCAGATCTCTGCACATATAAAGATGCATTTTTGAAGTATAAAACCGGTGATGAATTTATCGACCAAATCAAATATGCTTTGAAGGATCAAACTCGATATGCAGACCTTTGCAAAAAATCTAAAGCTCATTCTGATAATTTTTGGTTAGAAGATGAAAAAAACCTAGGCAAACATTATGAAGCCTACTTCACGCCTTTTGGTTCGTCTGAAAGAAAATATCTTAAAGAATGTAATCCTTGAAATATCACAGTTTTGATTTAATATTATAGCGTGTATAGAAACGCTTATTATTCACCTAAAGAAGGAACTGTCTTTTTAAGAACGTGGTCAGACGATGGAGATCGTATCGACACTGAAATACCATTCACACCTTTTCTCTATACAGAGAGAGAAAATGCTAGTGATGCTATTTCAATTTTTAAAACACCTTTAAAAAAACATTATTTTAAAAATTCTTTTGATAGGAATAAATTCGTAACAGAATCTAATACTAAAAGACTTTTTGGTAATTTCCCAGTAGATCAACAATTTCTCATAGAGAAGTACAAAAATCAAATCCATGAGAAAGATTTTAGTAAATTTCCATTAAAGGTTTATTTTTTAGATATTGAGGTTCACTGTCCAGATTTCTTTCCAGAACCAAAAGAAGCCAAAGCACCTGTTAATCTAATTACAATTTACGATACTCTTAAAGATCATATTTATACTTGGGGGTTAAATGAAGATTACTACCCCAAAGAAAAAAATATAACTTATTTTAAATGTAAATGTGAAGAAGATTTATTTGTTAGTTTTGTAAATCATTGGAAACAAGATCCCCCTGATATTGTTAGTGGATGGAATAGTGAACGATTTGATATGCCTTACATTATTAATAGGGCAACGAACATTATTAGCAGAGATTTTATTAATCAACTTTCTCCTGTAAAGAATCTTCATTTTAGAGAATTTAGAGACCGTTTTGGTCAGATGGCTGGTAAATGGACTATTAGTGGTGTGAGCTCCATTGACTATATGGAACTCTACAAAGTTTATAGTTTTGGTGATAGGGAGTCTTATTCCCTTAACTACATCGCAGAATATGAATTGAAAGAAGGTAAATTAGCTTACAATGCTACTAACCTAGCAAACCTTGCCAACGAAAATTGGGATCAATTTGTTGAGTATAATATTCAAGACGTAGATCTTCTTCGTAAATTAGAAAATAAACTCAATTTCCTTAAAGTCGTAAGAATGTTGTCGTACAAAGGATGTACTAACTTCGAAGCAGCTCTGGGAAAAATTGGCATTCTTTCCGGTGCAGTGGCTATTCAGGCATTTAAAGAAGGTCAGATTATTCCTACCTTTAAAAATGACAATGAAACAGAATCTTTAGAAGGAGGTTATGTAAGAGAACCTGAAAGAGGTTTAAAAGAAGCGGTGGTTTCTTTTGACGTAAATTCGCTTTATCCTAACACTATTATTACGTTGAATATTTCACCAGAAACCAAGTTAGGTAAAATTATCACAGGTGATTGGAAGAAAGATAAAGAAATAGAAATTAAATTGGTAAACGGTAAAATTAATAAAATTGAAGTAGAAAAATTTAAAAAATTTATCGTAGATGAAAAAATATCTGTTTCAAAAGCAGGCGTTCTCTACACACAAAAGTTTAAAGGAGTTTTACCCACACTCATTAACAGAGTTTATGGAGAACGCGTAGAATCAAAAAAAGCTATGAATTCTGCTAAGAAGTCTCTTTCTAAGGTAGAAAAAGAATTGTCTAAAAATAAAACAAATGAGTTAGAAAAACAAAAGAAAGATTTAGAAGCAGAAGTAATTTACTATGACGTCTTGCAGAGTGTGTTGAAATTGACTTTGAATTCTATTTACGGAATTATGGCTAATAAATACTCACCGCTTGTTGATATTGACAACGCTTCTTCTATTACCTTAACAGGACAAAATGTAGTTAAACAAGGAAGTGTTATTGTCGACAAATATGCTAAAGAACGGTTCGGAATAGAAGAGTCTTTGCAAATAGCAGGCGATACGGATTCTCTTTATATTACTATTAATTCAATCCTCAAAAAGAAAGGAATTGCATTACATGAAAATAAACAAATTACACAAGAATGTCATGAAATCGTAAATGATATAGGAACTCATTTGAATCAAGAAATTTTAAATTGGGCTCGTACTGATTTAAATTCTATTGATCCTCGATTTGAATTTAAAAGAGAAGCTATTGCAGATGTTGGTACTTTTCTTCAAAAGAAAAGATATATTTTGCATATTTTGGATAGTGAAGGGATACCTTGTAACAAATTCAAATATGTAGGTGTCGAAGTTGCTAGATCTACTACACCTAAAGAAGTTAAAGAATTTATTAAGAAAACCATTGAAACAGCTTTCTTAACAAAAGACATAAAGAAATCCAATGATGTCTTTAGAGAAGCATATGAAAAATTTAAATCATTAGACGTTAAAGAAGCAGCATTTAGAAAATCAGTAAAAGATTATGACAAGTATTCTTCTAAAGCTTCTTTAAACAAATTTGAAAAGGGTACACCTTGTCATGTTAAAGCTGCTATTGCTCATAATCTCCTTTTACAAGAACATAAAATTCTTTCAAAATATGAAACCATTAAATCGGGTCAAAAGATCAAATACTTTTATGCTTCAAAAAACCCTTACAATCTAGATGCAATTGCATTTATTAATGAGTATCCAAAAGAATTCAGTAATATCAAAATTGACTACGATAAAATGTTTGATAAAATTGTAGTACCACCCATTGAAAACGTTTATGAAGCTATTGGTTGGAGATTACCAAAAATGGGTAAAGAAGTTCAAACAGATTTATTTGACTTATTTGGAGAATAATAGATATTAACAATATGATTTTATCACACGAAACACCTATTTCTCTTTTAGAAGAATCTGTATCTTACAATGACTACGATTATTGTTTGGTACATTTACTGCCTACCCATAAACGATACAAAGATTTTTATTTTAATTGTTCCCAAAAAGGTCGTCATGTTCTTTTAGATAATTCTCTTTTTGAATTGGGAGAATCGTACGACCCCCAAGAATTTGCTTACTGGATAAAAGAACTTAAACCCACTGAATACATCATTCCCGATGTATTCAATGATAAAGATGGAACCATTGCTAGTTATGAAAATTTCATTTCAAAATATTCCAATCTTCCTGGTAAAAAAATTGCAGTAATTCACGGTAAGACGTATCAAGAATTTAAAGAATGTTATGAATTTTTTGAAGATAAAGTAGATAAAATAGCTTTTAACTTTGTTGATGATTACTTTAAAAAGTCTTATGATGATGAATGTTTAGTAAGCAGATTAAAAGTACCTACCTATTGGAATTCTATTCCAGAAAATGATTGGAAGAAATATGCTTTAGGCAGAGCTATGTTAGTGTCTCGAATGATTGAAGATTGTACAATGAATGTTTATAATAAACATCACCTTTTAGGTGCAACTCTTCCAAGAGAGTTTAGTTTATATATTGATAATGATGTTTCGGAATACATTACATCCATTGACACCTCTAATCCTATTGTTGCAGGTCTTTTGAATAAGAGGTATGAAGAAAATTATGGTCTTCAAGAAAAGTGGTCGGTAAAATTAGTCGATTTTATCGAAACGGAACCTAATTACCACCAACTAAAAGACATTCTTTTTAATGTAGGAATGTTTCGAAAGTATATTGAAAAAACACAAAAAAACGGTATAATTTAAATATGAAAATAGCTATCTCAGGCGCACACTGTACAGGTAAGACTACATTAGTTAATGCTCTAAAAGATTCAGGAAAATACGATAATTTTATTTTTAGAAGTAATCTTTTAAGAGGATTGAAAGAATTGGGTATTCCTATTAATGAATTAGGAAATACTACCACACAATTATATGTGATGACTAAATTTTATGAATTTCTTCATACACCAGGAAATGCTATTTTAGATCGTTGTATATTGGATGGCATGGCTTATACTATGTATTTCTATCCAGAAATGTCTGAAAATATGCAATCAGCATTTGAGAGAATATTTGAAGAAATTATTTTTAAATATGACGCTATCTGTTATGTGGAACCTGAATTGGATCTAATTGATGATGGAGTTCGATCAATAGATAAAAATTTTTATGATCAAGTGGTTTTAAATTTTGAAATTCTTATTGATGAATACAATATTCCAGTTCATCGTATTTCAGGCTCTGTTGAAAAAAGAGTTAAACAAGTAAACAAAATTATCAAATCCCTTAAAGAAACAAAAAATTGTGGTTTTGAACTTTAATTTTTTGTGGAATTTAAAAAATAAGAATATAAATTTAAAACATGGAAACAAAAACAAACCTAATCGTATTCTTTGATTCAGTAGGACGTACTGTAATCGGAGAAAAACTAGATACAGAATCGAACGAAAACATCCTTGCAGTTAAAAATCCTGCAGTTGTTCACATTTCACCAAATCCACAATCAGGACAATTGACTCTACAAATTCTTCCTCTTTTCTTTAAGGAATTTTTGGCAGATAAAAATTCATCAACTACATGGCTGTATAAGAAAGACTCAATTACAGAAAGTAAAGATGTAGTTTTTGACTTTAAACTACAAGCCCAATATCAACAACTTTTTGTTAATACACCACCACAACCACAAGGTTCTCCAGATGTGGTAAAGTTGTTTGACGAAGAATAAAAAAATAATTAAACAATTAAAAAGGTCTTTGAAAGAAATATTCAAAGACCTTTTTTTATTTGTAGATTTATATAAAAAATAGTTTATTATATTACTTGCTATGCCAAAAAATGAATTAGACTCACTTAAAGATATCTTTAAATCCGTAGACGCACTTAACCCAGATGCAGATATTCTTGATGCATCAACATTATCTTCAGCAGAAGATTGGATTGATACAGGATCTTATGCATTAAATGCTATTATTAGCGGTTCTATGTATAAAGGTATTCCTTCTGGTAGAATTACAGGATTTGCTGGTCCGAGTATGGCTGGTAAAACTCTTATCATGAATAAGATTATGGCTAATGCTCAGAAGAAAGGTTATATTCCAGTTATTTGGGATTCTGAGGTAGCTGTGGATAAAAAGAGTGCCGAGAATGTAGGTATGGATACTTCAAAAGTAAAATACTATCCAGTAGAAACCATCGAAGATTGCAGAAACCAAATGTGTACGTTTTTGGATAATGTTATTAAAGCCAGGGAATCCAATTCTGATTTGAAATTTATTGCTACTATTGATTCATTGGGTAACCTAGCTTCTGCTAAAGAAATCAAAGATGCAGCTGCAGGTAAAGAAGCAGCAGATGTGGGTCAGAGAGCTAAAGCTATTAAATCCATGATGCGTGTTTTAACATATAAAGCCGCTAAAGCTAAAGTACCAATTCTCTTTTCTAATCACGTTTATGAAGGAATGGAGATGTTTCCAACATTGGTTAAAAACCAATCTGGAGGTAAAGGGCCGATTTATCTTGCTTCTGTGTTAGTTCAATTAAGCACACGTAATGAAAAAACAGCAGATAATCCAGAAGAACAATCTGTAGCTATTGCACATAATATTTCTGGTGTTACTCTTGGGGCACTAACAGTAAAAAATCGTTTTGTTCCTAATTATTTGAAAACAGAACTTTATCTTAATTTCAAATCAGGTCTTAATAAACATGCAGGTCTCTTTGAAATCGCTGAAGCATTCAAGGTTATTGAAAAACCTGGAAGGACTGTAATGTATAAAGGAGAAAGTTTAGGTTATCGTAAAGATCTTGAAAAGAGTGCTGAATTTTGGGAAAAAATTATGCCAGATTTGGAAACCGCTTTACAAGAAAATTTATGTTACGGTAAAAGTTCAACTAGTGATATCGAAGAAGAAATTGATAATATCGAATAATGCATTCTGAATCCAAATTAGACCTGGATTACTACGAAAATATTATTCTTTTCAATTCTCTTTTAAG